AATCCCCTAAGCGCATGAAGGCTAAATACTCCTCAGCGTTCTCGCCCTGTCCATTACAGCGGCTAACTACAAAGGCTAGTTTACCATCTTTGTTGCTCTCAGCTTGTTTAATCCAGGCTAAAGGCGAAAAGTCTGAGCGCGCTTTTACTTCTATTGAAAATGGTATCCCAGTTATATCCTCGCCTTGCCTACCTGCACCGGTAGATTCAGCATAGGGATACCATTGCCTCAACCAGTCAGCCACCACGCGTTGCGTCTTGTAGCCCCTGTGCTTGCGATGATTAGCCATTGACGGTATGGCATTTCTCGCATTGCCATTGCAGCGGTGATAGACTAACTGTCCAAACGCCTTCATCCTGATCTGGGATATTGTTACACATTTGGCAGACTAGCATTGGCACATCGCCGTAGAATTCGACTGTGCCATCTGGTCTAGTTACTTCAACGTAACCCATCATTCAACTCCTTCCGGTAATCGAAACTTGCCTGTTGTCTTTGATAATACATACCAAACTGCTGGACATTGGTCTGCTTTTTGCAGTCCTTTGCCTGAACACAATGCACCACGCCAAGCCTTGCCATTAGTAATGCCTGACTTGATTGTGCGCTCTCCATGTTGACATGTTGGAATTGGCTCTGCATCGCCAAAAGATTGCTGCACCATCTCAGCTGCGTCAGCTAATGTTATAACCGGTTGCTTTGGCTCATCAGACACAAACTCATCCCAAGTGTTATTTATGGCCAGCGGTGCATTAGCAATAGCCTCACTCGCCTGGTCATTTTTTAATCTAATGACTTTTCCCATTTCTTCTTTGCTTGGTCTTTTTCCTTTAGCTGCATAACCTGCGTTTGCAAGCGCTCTACCGATTGCGCTAGTCTCACAATTCTCCAATGCGCTAGTTGCATTAACGCCGCGATCAGTAATCTTTTCTTCAGCGTATCCGGTTGCGAACGCGACACCATCTGCAAAAGTCCGGTATATATACGCTTTAACAATAAATCTATCATTTGCAAAACTCTCCATTTCTGTTGCAATCCTGAAGTCTGGGAAGTCTGCAATAAACTTGTCCAGGCGAACTTCTACTGTTTCGTATTGTGATAAATCAAAGGCCATTTAATACTCCTTGTTTAATGTTGCTGTTGGTTTTTGCATATTCAATCTGTTGATCTAGGTTGAAGTATGTGCCATCAGCCCATTTAGATACTTCCAACACGCAGTCATTACAATAAGAACGCTTGCGGCCATGAGACTTGGACAGTTCGCTATGAACTGTCCACGCAGCTTGTGTCGTTCCTTTTTCATTGTGTATGCCCCATCTAATTTTGCAGTAATCGCACCAAACACCGGCCTTTGCTTTAGTAAGCATCAAGATCGTTGTCGAAGTCGGTAAGTGCGATATGTCCTGCAATCGCCATGTATGAGATAGCGTCTGCGTATGAATCGTGGTGCGTTGCTTGCTCAGACAAACGCGAGATTTTGACGAGTGCCATACAGATTGCGACCTCGTGAGGTTCGATTCCACGATTGAGATACGCACTCCATAGTTGCGAGATTCGTATGTGATTAGCAGTTGGGTCTCCATACTGCAAACCTCTGTCATACAAGAGTTTGGTGGATTCAGTAAGGAGTTCATTAGCGATCATTTTTTACCGCTGCTCGTGCAATAGCGCGGCCAGCATGATAACCCTCGCGCTTGCCGTTATTCCACCCACGCCAATATGCAACGTATATAACTAACGGACTTGTGCATAAAAGCCCTACAGCTTCAAAGTATGTTAGGTCTATCATGCTTGGCCTGTTACTTCTAGGAACTTCTTGTATTCTGTTGTTGTCATTGCGCCGTCATATCTACCGCAACCAAAGCAATGTGTCTCGCCCATAGGTAAGCAGCAAAACCCGCAGTAGTAATCATTTCTGATAAGTGCTGTCTGATCCATTTGTAGCCCCTTTATGTCGGCTACTGTGCTTCACCAACACCTAAAGGGTCGCACTTATTTCAGGCTATTTCAACCTCATACAAGCATATTTAGATAACGATTTGATAACAAAATCTTCCTCATATCCCAGCCATTCCTCGCCACAACATGCCTCATCCATAGACTTTGCCCTCAAATTGGAATGAGCCATCTTTCTCTATAGGAACGGCTATAGGCAATACACGCTTACGATCTGTGTATATAACGCCAAAACCTGCCTGCCAGTTAAACGTGCCTTTAGTGTAATAAGCCTGACGTGTGTCCATCATGTGCCCTACTTCAAAGCCTGTTAATCTAGATACCTCTAAACCGCCTGAGGATTGCGTATAAGAGGATATTCCTTGCCTGTGTGTATGTCCACAGACTACGCTTTTTCCGTGCCGTTTGGCGGCTTCTAGGGCTGTTATGCCCCCTTGTGGCTTTGTGCTCTGCTCATCGCCATGCACCATAATCCAGTTCGTGCCTGGAATCTCGTATGGCTTCTTATAATATTTGATGCCTAATTCTGGCAGTCTAAGAAAGTTCTCTATCTCTAATTCAGGTGCGCCTATTAGTCCAGGCAGTCGAGTAGAAAGGGCGTTAAATAACCTTGCGCCGTGATTGCTTCTTGAGAGCTGTGTGATTTGCAGGTCATACATGACGTCAACGCACATGTCTCGGTCTTTGCCGATTGTTTTGGAGTGTTCATCAAAGCCTGAACTCCAGCGACTAATGGTCTGAAAATCAATCTCATCACCGACACAAAGAACCTCATCTGGCTTAAACTTGCGGATAAATGTGGCCACATTTGCTACTGCTTTTGGGTTGTGAAAGGGAACTTGTAGATCACTTATCACGACTATTTTCAAGGTTAGTCCTCATCCTCGTCATCGTAGTAATCTGGCATGTCTGGCAGCCAATTAGGACTAGGCAAGATTGTTGCTGGATAAGTCTGTGGCGCAGTAATCATATAAAGTGCATGATCGCAGCTAAACCCTGCTCTGCGTAATGACTTGTAATACTCATTAAGGCCGATGCAGTATTGATCCAGGGCTGAGTAATCAGTAACGTCAATTACTTTTCTTCTAGCCATGACTAAATTATCGCTCTAGGAGTATGTTATAAATCTCATCAACACGCGAGTTAAGGCGTTTAATTTCGCTAAGCAGATGAGTAATGACATATCCAGCAAGGCCGCCTATGACGGCTATGGTAGATATGTAAAGGGTAAAGAAATCCGATTGACTCACTTTTGGATTACCAGCGTTGAGAGGTTTGCTGTGCCTGATGAAGTAATGGCATAAATTGGATTGCCATGATTCTGGACTACGGTCTTATCGCCATTGTCCATACGATAGCCATTAGCAACAGTTACATCTGCACCGCCAATATAAAGTGTGCCTGATGATGAATGGAAGTGAACTTCCTCAGCAGCTTGGTCATCTGCAACCACTATTGAACGTGTGGTTGTTACTGTGTAGTTTGCGCTAGAGATTGTCATTTCTTAGGAGTCGCATATCCAAAGACTCCGGCAAGGATAGCCCAGAGAACTGCACGATAATCAAGTGCGAAGTTGCTTGCAGCCCAAGCAGACAAGAACGCGCCTGCGGTTAGGAATAGTGGGTGTTTCATTATTTGCCTCCTAGCATAGATATTTCAAAAAAAGAACCATCTGTGTCAGCTTTACCCTTATTGAACGAGACATGGATATGGCTGGTGTGTGGGTTGATTCCAGTGTATTTGCGCCATTTCCAATTAAGGATTCGGCTAGCGATTTTGTGATTATGAATGACATAAGATATTCGTTTAGAAGGGTCAGACTTCGCATATGCACGAATTTGATTAGCCAGGTAGATACTTTCAGATTTGTGGTCTGTGAGGTCTGCGTCAATGTCAACGGCACGAACCCAGCCCGCAGCATCAGGCGTATGATCTGATTTACTGTCATGCTTAGCGTCTCCGATTGTGCCGTCAGTTCTACGGTCGCGGTTCGGATAGGTGTCATCTACTTGCTCACGCAGCTGAATAACGCTTTTACTTAGGCGCGGTTTCAATTTTGTCCTTTGGTGCGGTAATCCATTGGCAAGTGTTCTCATCAAAACCAATAGCATCATCTGGTTCTGGTGCGATAAAGGCGTCTCTGGTCTCATCATAGGTAAAACCTATTCCTGCGTAGTTC